ACGCACCTACTCACACCAATTTCTTTGAGAATCGGGCTACAGATTACGCAAAGGGTGCCTTGAGTGGTAACTGGGAGGAAGTATGGGCGAAAGCAGCGTAAAAGATTATACTGATTTTAAAGTTCAAAAAGAAATCCTTCTTGAATACTTACAGGTTATGATTGCATTACAAGATTGGCACGGTGTTGCTGATGTTGCGATGGACTTGAGAGAGTTAGAAGCTGGTCAATGAAATTTATTGAAAGAATAAACAGAACTCTTATCAAAGTAATTACATGGAGAATAGTTATTACGGCTAGTAATTTCCTATTAACTTTTTTCCTTACTGGTAGTTGGCAAACAGGTCTTGCATTTGTTGGACTTGCAACAGTAGTAAACACCTTAGTTTATGCACTACATGAGCGAGGGTGGAATTATATACAATGGGGGAAAACAATAAAAGAATGAGAACCTTACACCATCTTTGTGATGAATGTAATTCTGAATTTACCTTAAAATATAATGAAGAAGTTGTTGAATCAGACCCTTTACATTGTCCTTTTTGTTCCGCATACATATTGGAGTTGGAACAAAATGACGATGATGAGGATGAATGAGCTGGTACTTTTATAATACACCAATTGAATTTACAGAAAATGATATAGGCGATGCCTTCGGTTTCGTCTATATCATATCACACAAAAAATCTGGCCGTAAATACATCGGCAAGAAATTCTTCACTAAAGCAAAAACAAAACAAATCAAAGGCAGAAAGAAAAAAACTCGCGTTTCTTCTGACTGGCTTACCTATTGGGGTTCTAATAAAGAACTTCAGGCTGATGTATTGGCTAATGGCGAAGCCGAATACATGAGAGAAATTATCCATGTATGTAAAACAAGGTCTGAATGTTCGTATTTGGAAACTTGGGAAATATTTAAGAGACATGCACTACTTAATGAAAGTTATTATAACTCATGGGTCACTTGCAAGATTCATAAAGCACATTTAGGAGGTCTACACAATAAAACTTTGTAATTCCAATAACAAAAAAGGACAAACAATGGCTAGAAAACAAGCAGCAAACACTCATAATATTGTTGAGATTAACAAACAACCTCAAAGCAAAAATCAATTACGCCTACGAATTGATGACCTACTAACTTTCAAACCATTAACAGAAAATCAATCTAAATTTTTTGAGGCTTACAGACAAGGTGATTATTTTATCGCATTACACGGTGTTGCAGGTACAGGTAAAACATTTTGTGCATTATATAAAGCCCTTGAAGAAGTCTTAGATAAGAGTAATCCTTTTAATAAAATTATTGTTGTGCGATCTGCGGTGCAAAGCCGTGAGATTGGTCATCTACCAGGTGATGTAGATGAAAAAATGGAAATCTATCAACAACCATATCGCCAAATATGCGAAACATTATTTGATGGTCGTAAAGATGCATGGGATAGATTAGAAGAACAAGGTCACATTCAATTCATCAGCACCAGTTTTATCAGAGGAATGTCCTTTGATGATGCTATTATTATTGTTGATGAAATGCAGAATATGAATTATGAAGAAATCGATACAGTTATGACACGAGTTGGTTACCGCTCAAAAATTATTTGGTGTGGTGATTACCGCCAGACAGATTTAAATCGTAAAAAGAATGACATGAGCGGTATTCTAAAATTCTTTGATATAGCCATGCATATGAAAGCATTCACAAAGATAGAATTTACGCCTGATGATATTGTTCGAAGCAGTTTGGTAAAAGACTACATTCTAGCAAAGATGAGATGGGAAGATTTGGTAGGTAATAATTCTTAAAACCGGACACCGATACTTAGTAGTTTTTTTCTCTAGGAACAGGCAATAGTATCCATTATCTCCTATTCTATTGTGCAGTGCAGTATGAAAATGACTAAATAGAATAGTGATGCCTACAGGGTCACTAACACAGGAGAAAAAAATGCAGTCAATTATCAAATTCTTTTCTATGTTTTTGGAAGCCATTCATGATGCCAAAAAACTAAGAGCAGAAACTAGAACCAAACATTTCAGAATCGTCTAAGGAGATTACTATGAGCAATATTTTTACCCCACACTACTATGTTGACCAAGCCATTGATACTATTCAAGGCACAAAATCATTCTTGCTAAAAACAATGGTAACTGAAGAAAAAGTGCAGAAGCCTATGCAAGAATTTATAGATTTGCAGACAAGTTTTGCTAAAAGCGCATATCGTGCAGGTTACAATGCACTAACCGAATCGCTTGCATATCTACAAAAACAAGCTGTTGTTACCAAGTGAAATACTCGGTCGCATATATAAAAGATGCGACAACGATTCATACCATCTAAAACCTACATAGAGTTTGCCAATAATACAAAATTTTGGCAACCGGTTTCTCGCAACGGATGGATTATAAAGTTTTCGGTACATGAAGAAACAAATGTATTGTTAACTATAATATCAAAATTCACAGGCCAAACCATCATTCGTTACTTTGATGACGAAGATGAAGCCTGTGAGTTTATCAATTATATTTTGAATCAAGCCTCCTCTCCAATATAAATAGACTATAAACGCACTCCACGGAAGAAGATATGGCAATTAGTCAAATTAAAAATCAGTCTATAACCACTGGTGTAATCACAGGTAACTTAATTGGCACAGGTGCTATTAATGCATCTAATACAATACAATCTGGATCAATCACAGGTAACTTAATTGGCGCCGGCGCAATTTCTACGAATGTTTTTGCAACAGGATCAATCACAGGTAACTTAATCGCAAGCAATTCTATTCGTTCAAATAATATCGTAACAGGACAAATAACAGGTAATTTATTAGGTTCTGCATCTGTGAGTGGTAACAACATTGGTTCAAATGCTGTTGGTTCCAATAACATGACAACTACAGGCGTTTCTGCTACTAACTATGGTGGTTCAACGAGTGTACCAACAATTTCTGTTGATACTGCTGGTCGCATAACATATGCAGCTAATGTATCTATTACTTCTTCACCTATTCCAACTGTAAATGTTAGAACAAGTGGTTCATCTCAAACTTGGACTATTCCTGATGGTATAACCAAAGTTCGCATAACTGTCGTTGGTGCCGGCGGCGGTGGCGGTGGTGGAGGTGGTCAGAATGGCGGTGGCGGCGGAGGTGGTGGTACTGCAATTAAAGTTTTAACTGGACTTACTCCTGGTGGTACTTTGACTTATACAATAGGCACCGGTGGCACATCAGCTGGCGCTGGTGGAACATCTCAAGTTGCATCAGGCACACAAACTATTACAACTATTTCTGCTACTGGCGGCGCGGGTGGATCTACTGGCGAGGGAGCGCAGTCTGGCGGTTCTGGAGGAATTGGAAGTAATGGCGATTTAAATATAGGTGGTAGTGATGGATCAACTACCTCTATAGGAGAAGCTTCTGGTGGAACATCTTATCTGGGTGGTTCTGGAAGAGCTGGTGTTACTGGTAAAGCCTACGGCGGCGGTGGTGGAGGCGGTGGCACGGCTGGTTCCGGTGCTGCTGGTGTTGTAATTTTTGAATACTAAGGATTGATAAATGAAATACGCTTATATTTCCACCCAAGAACAAGTTTTTAGTTATGACGGCACTTTGCTAGGCGCTCGTGTAGTCCAAGTGCAAAACACCAAAGATGGACTTGTTGATGTGCTGCCTGATTTGTTTTGGGCCGATTGCGATGACAACACAACGGCAGAAAATTCGTACTACGATATGAATGATAAACAAGTGAAATTAAAACCTGTGCGACCTCAAATTAACTAAGAGATGAATAATGGCATACATCGGAAATCAATTAACCTCTAATGCATTTGTTGTAGACCAGTTTTCTGGTACTGGAGGTCAAACAGTTTATTCACCATTGACATTTGCACCAGCAAGTACGGCTGCGATTGCTGTTTATATTAATGGCGTATATCAATCACCAATCACCGCTTATTCATTGTCTGGTAAAACAATTACATTTACAACAGCACCATCTGGCGGTACTAATAACATTTTAATTCTCCATCTTGGCACTGGTTCACAACCAGGTGTGCCATCAGATCAATCAGTTTCTTTATCGAAGTTAGCAAGTGAGACTTATAATTATATTAATGTTGCATATACTATTGCAAATACGCCTTCATATACTGCCAATTCTGCGGCAT